GCTTCAGTTACGCAACGGTAAAGCTATTCTTGTTCCAAGCACTGGAAGTCTTGGAAATGTAGTTCTCTACCCGCCAGTACTGCGTTTGACTAGTACCTGACGTGTTTCGAGTAATGGTTCGTACTACCGAGTCCGAATTACAATTCGACGGTTGGATGAAATACCCACCGGTAGCTCCCGAAGGAATGTCCGTGAGAGTAGCAAATACTGCCGAAGATGCGTAGTACGCACGAGAAGGATCGAGATCGATAATTCTCGTAGTTCCGGCAGGCACATCCAGAGCACGATTAACGAACATGTTCCAGCTTGCCCAGTTAACCCCTGCTGCTCGAATTGCGGCTGTCGGGTATCCCACGATCGTAATTCCGCTAGATCCGTCAACAGCCAAGGCTGACGTAGTACTATAGCAGTCGATGCCGTACATAGCAGAGCCATCAGTTGGGGCTGTAGCATGAAGTCCAAGCATCTTCACTGAGGTTACCGTAGAACCAACGTAGATCGCTCGCTTTGCAGAGTTCTCAATCGTACCACTGAGCGTAACAAAGTCTCCCGTAGTGATTGAAATATCCTGATCAGCGCCAAGCCACCCTGTGATGTTGATACCCGAAATGTTGATATTCCTCGCACGGTACTGAATCGCTACCGCAACATCGCCAGCTTTATACCCGCCTCGACCGATAGCCGTGAAACCATTGATGGTAACGCCATGATATGCACTAATAGCCAGTGCGCGAGGTGTTGCATCATCTTGGAATCCAGCATCGTTGTTTGGGTTGATCGAAATCAGGTTCGTAGCAAGGATGTTCTTCGCAGTCTTCGAGATCGGATCAGTTCCCTCATGGAAACCGATGTGTCGGAAGTTGTAAGACCGAACACTACCGATATCGATGTGACCGTTGATCTGAATATCCTGAGCGGCACTTTCGTTACCATGACCCTTGATCTCAATGCCTGCATAGCAATTGATAGTAAGGTTATTTGTACCCGTGCAATGACGACTATCGCCATCGAACTCGAGACCGTTACAGTTAGTCCTCATACGAGGGCTGTAGAAGATCGATCGGCTAATGTGAATATAATCGGAGCTGTGACAGGTGAAGCCGTCATCTCCAAAGTTCGTTCCGTCACACTGATCGAAATATACATTACTCGAACGAAGGGTTGCGAGGTTTCCGTCACCCAAATATGCATAGTCGAGATGCCCACGAGTGACATCGAAGCAGTGCAGAAGAGGGTTAATGGAGCTAACACGATCGACATAGAAATGCTGAGTATTACGGAATGTCAGGTTGGACGACCGTGACCCCCCAGCGGCCACGAGAGTTCCACCCTGCCTATTGCAGTTACCATCAAGAGTAAAGTCTGAGAAATATCCCTGAACTGTACCTGTCAGTTTAACGTTACCCCAAAGAGTAGCATCAGCAGGCGCACTATCGAGGAATTTGATAATGGTTTTACCCTTACCGGCTCCCTTGAAAAATGCGTTGTCGCTCCAATCAGGAGACTTGCTCAGGTAGAACGTCCCCGCACGAGCGAAAACCTTTTTACCTGTTAGGCGAGCAGCCTCGAATGCCGCACGATCATCAGTAAGACCCGGGACGCGGTTCGGATCAAGATAGTCTTCAACATAGACTACTTGCTCACCCTTACCAACGGGTACAGCTCCGTTGTCGGCGCCAGAGGTCATTGCCGCGATCGCATCTTGGATTTCCTGCGAAGCCGCGATTGCTTCGCGTACTTCCGGAGGGAAGTTGTAGGCGCTGTCGACGCCTACGACAGTGTCGTATGTGGTCATTAAGTCTCCAAATCGTAAATACCGGGCGTTTCTGTTTCTACAAGTCGAGTCTCGACAGGCGTATCGTATAGACCAGTATTCATGACGCCAATAAGGTCATGTTCACCGCGATATACCAGTGGCGAAAGACCCGTTGCTTCGTTGGGTACAATTTCCAACATTCTTGGGGTATTTTCGATAAGTGTAAGCAGCTCGTCAGGAGTGGGTAGAGAAGGAGACGTGCTCTCTGTTCCGTAGATCTTGTTCTCGATAGCCGTGAGTACTTCCGGCTCCATGATTGTCGAATCGATGATCACATGAGCCGTAGGGGCCATACCCCTTACTCGTACTGGTGTAGCTGTGAGATCCCAACTAAACTTAAGAGGATCGGTTGTGTCACTCATCGATGCAAATTCACGATCGGTTGGCGAAGCAAGTGCATTATAAATTAAATGAATCTTATAGCCTCGACCAAGACCTTCGAGATCATCACCAATCTCTGTTCGGTAGGCTAGCCCAAATTTCTTTCGGGGCTGCTGAGTTACGAAAAGACCGTAGTGGATGGCTACCGTACCATCACACAAATCAAATTCAGGGGGCGATAAGAAAGCTTCGAGAGTTGCATGATACTCTTCGACCTCTGAAACCTCGATGTACTTAGTTCCATCTTGGTAGTAGGCCTTAGGCGAGCCTCCGGTAGGAGAATCATTTATGGATATGAGACCATTCCATACAACAGCATCGTCGTCGACGAACAGAACGCCTTGCTTTATACCTGTTTCGAAAGTACGCTCACCAGTCGTTCCCCAAATAAGTTTAGCCATTATGTTCCTTTCTGGGGACTCTAGCCTGAGATACCATATTGGGCTCTGCGGGCTTCATTGAGGGCTGTATTCCGATTGATCAAGTCGCGCTTACTCATCTTCGGCTTCTTATCGGGGTTGTTCTTCTTATTACATACCTCGATATATGTGAATAGACGATTTAGATGCCAATTCTCACATTCGAAAGGTATTGTAAGAGCATTCATCCAATAATAGATCAGCTCTGAAGTAACAACTTCATTGTTCTTGGGCTTGCTAACGCCAGAATCAGCAAACCATGTAGCTGTCATTTTTGAGTTGATGTAGTTATTGATCTTCTCAATCTCAACACTAGTCAGGCGCTGATAAACTTCTGACGGAACATTGGGGGTAAGTGTCATGGCTACTACATACCAAAGCGCTTCTTCATCAGTATGCTTTTTAGATGTAAGGAAGGCCTTTTCCCATTTAGACTCCCATTTTGAAAGGGAGACCAGAGAATGCTCTAACTCCAAAGTAACGTCTTCTGTGTAAACGAATTCCTGTTTGGATTCGTCCCATTGTTCGATACCCGGAATATGTAGCGTAAGCATCCTCCGGTCTCCTTTCGGTTATTGATTATGCGGGCGGCGCATCAGTGGTGCTCTCGAAGAGTGCGACGATGTCTGCAGGCAGCGGGAGTTCCGCTTCGTCAGTCGTAGTGCCGTAGAGCAGAGCTTCCAGAGCAGCGAGGTCGGCAGAGTTTACCTTCGTCGAGTCGATCGTGAGAAGTGCCGTGGGCTTGAAGCCGGGGACGTCAACCGGAGTCGTCGTCAACTCCCAGCTGAAGGTCAGTGCCTCAGGCGAGTCGTTGATCGTTGTGTAGGCCTTCTCCGTGGGAGCAGCCTGAGCGCCGTAGAGCAGGTGGAGCTTGTAGCCTGCATCCGAGTCAAGGTCGTTGCCGATCTTGGTGCGGTAGGACAGCCCGAAGATCTCACGCTTCTGCTGACCGATGCTGACGCCAGCGGTGATTTCAGCCGAGCCATCGCAAGCAGCGAATTCGGGCGGGTAGGTGAATGCCTCGACAGTCGCGCTGAGTTCTTCAGCGGAAACGAGGTTTGCGTACACCGTGTTATCGGCGTACTGCTTGTTGGATTCAGCACCGGAAGGGCTTTCGGTGACAGAGACGAGACCGACCCAAGGGGTAGCCTTGTCGTATGCACCGGTTGCACTTCGGCGGTACAGAACGCCCTTATCGACGCCGGACTCGAAGACCCGAGCTCCGGGAGTACCCCATGAAAGCTTAGCCATGGATTTTATTCCTTTCAGAAGTAAAGATTGAATACATCGTGGTATAGTTTGTCTACCACAAAGCGCCTATCGAAGACACATGAGGGCAGATCGGCAACTGCATCGGGAATAGTACTGGTACCATCCTTATCCATGACAGTTACTTGGTAGCGCTTCGAATGACGGTATGGAGTGTTGTCTGCATGTGAAGATTCACGCCGGTCTAGATGATAGACAATGCATGGATACTCCATCATGTCTGCAGACGGTTCCTGAAAGTAAGCTTTCTTAACTCCCGGAATTCCACTAAGCAGCGCTTGGAGCTGTAGCCTTCGGTCCATTGTAGACATCCCCCATTCCAATAATTAGACGAGGGCGTTCGACTTGAATACTATCAATCTTCCAGAGAACTCCCTCAAACTTGATGTACCGCATATGCCGAATGTTGTCAAAGGCATACTTGGTTCCAACAATACTGATTGAGTTACTCAAAAGAGTATCGGTATTAATCTTGTCGTTGTCATTGGTTCGAAAGTTACTACGGAGAACGTCACCATAGAATTTGACTTCTGTGATGACGTCCTCCGTAATACCCGG